ATACTGTACTCGGTAAATTCTTTGACACAATTTCAAAATGGCATATTGTTGATAGACTTAAAGAGTCATTCTCAACACTAGGAACTGTCTTTGATGGTTTCTGGGGTGCCATAAAACAAGCATTTTCTAATATCGATTTCTCAAGTAAGACCGCTTTAATTAAGTCTGGTATCGAAGGAATTGGTAATCTCTTAGAATGGCTTGCTGACAGGTTTAAAACTGTATCAGATGTAGGTGGTCGAGTATTTACATATTTGGCTGAATTCTTTGATACAGTTGGACATGGTTTACAAGGAAATACTGCAATTAAACTTGCAGGTTTCTTCTTGTTATTTAAACAATTACAGAAGTTTAAAGATTCAAACCTTATCCAAAATATCTTACACCCAATTAAAGCTTTGAAAGAAGCTATATTCGGTCTTGGTGACTCTAATAGTATCCTCTCGCAATTGTCAGGAACTCTTGGAGCTTTCCAAAAGAATATTAAAGCTAACACTTTAAAACAAATCGGTTTAGCAATGCTTGAATTTGCTGGTGCGTTATTTGTAGTATCTCTTATCCCTGGTGATAAACTACTACAATCAGTTGGGGCGGTAGCTGCAATGGCTACAATCCTAGTCGGTGCATATATGATGATTCAGAAGGCTAAATCGTATGGTCCTAGAGTTAGTGCTGCAGATCAAGCCTCAGGTATTCTGTCTCAACTTCTTGAAGAAATGGGGTTCCCTGAAGTTCGTAAACTTCTTAAGAAGATGGCATCTGCAACAATGATGATTTCACTTGCGTCTTCTGTAATGATACTTGGTAATCTCTTCATGAAAATAGGTGACATGGAATGGGATAAAGCTATGAAATCCATGAAAATCATGGGTATGATTATGCTTGAACTTGTTGGTGCTACTTGGCTTTCAGGATTCTCAGGAGCTACAATTGGTACTGCTGCAACAATGTGGGTTATTGCATCTACCGTTAAGAAACTCCTTGGAATTATCGACGATCTTAACAAGATTGATAACAAACAACTTGATAGCGGTATGGAGAGACTTGAGAAAGTTGCTGTCGTTATCGGTTCTATCATGGCTCTTATGGGATTCAAGGTTGGTGCTGGTATTAATGTAGGTCCTCAATTCCAACTTGGTCTTGAAGCCTCAACAGGTAATCAAACGCTTGGTACTGCTGCAACACTTTATATTCTAATGTCACGATTTAAACAATTGTTGAATGCATTAGATGTATTTAGTTCAACTGCAAGTCCTGAAGAGATTGCCGCTAAGAAGAAATCAATCGAATACGGTATCACTGCTCTTAAAGCTGTAATGCGTTCTCTTGAAGAATTCATGCTTATGGTTGGTTCTACATTTATGTTGGGTTCTGACGGTAGTGCAAACGGTGCAAAGGTCGGCGGTAAGAATGTTGGTACTGCTAGTGGTACTGCAGGTCTTAAAATCACAACTGGTAACACCAAATGGTCTACAGTTGGTGTCTTGATGTCTCTTATTCTCGGTCTTAAAACTCTTGTAGGTGTTATCGAACGTCTCGGTGAAATCGACAAGGGTAAAATTGAACAAGGCACTAAAACACTTAAATCTCTTGCCTGGACAATCGGCGGTCTGTTCATGGCTGTTGAGTTTATGTCAGGAGCAATGTCTGCCAAACTGAATATCCCTGGTGGTACTAAAATCGGTATTGGCGGAGGTAAAGGTGCGTCATGGCAAGTAGTAGTTCTCATGGGTGAAGTCATCCTAGGTCTAATATTGCTCTCTCACACTGTAGCAAAACTTGCTGAGGTTGATAAGAGCGGTCTAGAAAATGGTACGCATGCTCTTGAAAGTATCGCTTTCATTATCGCTGCTCTATTCTCTGCTATATTCTTTGTAATCAATAAATTCTCAGAAGGCAACCAATTACAACGTTCTAACAAGGGACGTATTAAAGAGGCTGCTCTTCTACTCGCTGTTGAGATAGGTGGTATTATCCTCCTAGCTGGTACAGTGTCTAAACTCGGACAAGAAATTAACGTTAACCAAATGGGTATTGGTATTGCTGTAGTCACAACAGTATCGCTTCTCATCGGTGGTGTATTTGCTGCTATTGGTGGTATCATCATCGCTATGGAAAAGAACAACGTTAAGAAATCATCAATCACTGCAGCAGTTGCTACTTTGGTTGTTATTGTTGGGTCTATCTGGCTCTTATCAGAACAAATCAAAATGCTTGCAGAAGTAGACCAAGGTTCTATGCTTGCGGCAAGTATAGCTCTACTTATGATTGGTGTTACATTAGCTGCTCTTGAAGGAACAGTTATTGGTTTGTCTAAACTTATCACAAACATGAAGGATGTAGGTCGTATCCTTGTATCTCTTGGTACAATGATCGCTCTGACTTATGTCCTTAAACAAGCCTCACTTGCTTTGTTTGAATTAGCCGATTTGCCTGTAGATGGTATTCGTGCTGGCGGAGAATCATTGTCAATGTTGGGCATTGTCTTGGCAGTTATGACAGCAACTGTTATCGGTATGTCTAAACTTGTCACAAACCTTCAGACTGTTGGTGGTATTATTGTATCACTTCTTACAATGACAGCTATCATGTTCGTTCTTAAGGACTTTTCAAAATCAGTTATTCCTTTGGCTGATATCGAGTCTGGACAACTTATGTCTGCTGTTACAGCAATCGGTGCTCTTGGTGCAATACTTACCGTAATGACATTACTTATTGGTGTTTTGGGAGCATTGGCTGGTAACAGTGGCCCAATGACACTTTTGGGTATTGTTGTTGTGATTCCATTGATTATGTCAATCGCTTGGAGTCTTAAACAAATGGGCGATACTGTAGCTCTTCTTGGAGGTTTGTCTGTAGGTGAACTCTTCAAGGGTGGTATTGCGATAGCCGCATTAGGACAAGTCTTATTTATCCTAACAACTGAGTTTGGTGTACTTGCACTTCTTGCTGGTTGGACATTTGGTGCTCTTTGGGGTGTTATTCCTGTAATTGCATTGATTATGGCGATTGTCCCAGCTCTAAAAGGTATGGGTGATATTGTTATTGCTCTCGCACCATTGTCTATTGGCGACTTGATGTCTGGAGCTGTGGCTATATTAGCATTAGGTGTAATCCTTGTAGTAATCACTGCACTTGCAACCGTAGTATCTATATTTGGTTCTGTTGCTGGATTCGGTGTTGCTACAACAATCGCTCTAGCTAATGGTATTATCCAAGCTCTACAATCTCTAGCAAATGTAGCTATTGGTCTTATTCCGTATGCTGGAATTGACTTAGCTGCATCTGCTGGTCAGATTGTTGCTAAACTTGGTGATGTTATTGGTTGGAATACTCTTAAGACCGCCTTTGGTAGTCTTATTAGTGGTGGAGCTGACAAGATTTCTGGGCAGTTGTCTGCTATGAAGGGTATTGTAACTAATGTTAAAGATCTTGCTGATACTGCAATTAAGATTTCATCTTCTGGTTCTCCAGAGGACATGCAGAAATCCGCTGATGTTGTTAAGAAGCTCGCTAATGTGCTTACATCAAATCTCTTTAAAGAAGACTTCTTGTCTATCTTCTCAGACGGTGAGGGTGCAGTAACACGTATTAAGAACGGTGCTAAAGCTCTTGCTTCAGTATCTGATGCGTCTCGTTCTGCGTCAAGTATGAAGTCTATCGACGTTGAAGGTGTAACTGAGAAGATGGATAAAGTGCAAGACGTCATGAAGAAGGCCAAGTCAATGGGTGATGTTGCTCCTAGTGACCAAGCTACAAATAATATTTCTAACATGACATCTGTTATTGATAGTGTTAAGGCTGTTGCAACAAGTCTTCAATCGTTACCTACCGTTGGCCCTGAAGCATCAGTAGCTGTAGATAATATTATCGCAACTATTAACTCAATCTCAACTAAACTTCAGTCTATGGAAATGAACCAATCATTTGAGACTGCTGGTTTGGGCAATATTGGGTCTTATGCTACAGGAATTCAAAATGGGCTAGGAAATGTAACTGGTTCAGTTGATGGTGTTGTAAGTGGAGCTCGTGGACGTTTTGGTTCTGCCAATATGACATCACAAGGTAACAATACTTCAAGTACATTTGGACGAGGTATCAGTGCTTTACTTGGTATGGTTTCTGGTGCTGCCTCTGGTGTTGTAAATGGAGCTAAATCTATGTTCGGACAAAACGATGTTACTGGTCACGGTAACAAGATGTCTGGAACGTTTAAAGGTGGTATTGACCAAGGTAGAAATCCTGTATCTAATGCTGCTAAAAGTGTACTTGATGCTGCGAAATCAGCAATGACACCAGATGGTGGCGTTATTTCTAAACTTACACATGCAGGTACTTCTATGGTTGATGCTATTGCCAGTGGTATTCGTAGCGCTATTGGTAAAGCTACAAGTGCTATCTCAGACCTTTGGGCTACAGTTAAAGCACATATTCCTAACTCACCAGCCAAGAAAGGGCCTATGTCTGGAGCTGGTTGGCGTAAGGTAGAGCATTCAGGTAAAACCATTGTAGAAACAATTGCTAGTGGTATGGGTTCTGCTGCACCTACTGTAATTGATGCAATGGATAACTTTGGACTCTTGACAGGACAGACTGCCCTTAATCTACAATACTCATTACTTAATCCACAAGTTGCTCAAATGCTTACAAACTCAGACAATATCAATACCCTTATCGGTAAAGTTGAAACACTTAACGGACAAATGGGTGAACTTAATGTTGTCAATCAAGAACAAGCTGGACTTCTTCGTGAAGGTCAAGTTCTTAATACTTACATTGATGGTAAACGTATTAACAATGTGCTTGCTCCAGGTATGGCTGATGCACAATTACAATACAAAGCTCGTCAAGACCGAATTAATGGAGGTATCGCTTAATGAGTGGTTCTACTGAACTATATTTCGATATTCTGTTGGGCGAAGGCGCAGACCAAGTCAATATTACAGAAATCATCGAACGTTATCGTGGTGGTGTTACCAAGATTGATAGAGGTCTTGGTGGTGCTAAAACTAATACAACGTCTACTGGTACAGACCGTTATGGTACTCAACACGCCTATCAAAAATTAGGTGCTAAAACTATCAAGATTGATTTCTTGATTTTTGCTGATACAAACCAACGTGCTAGATTTAGACGTGAAATGACGGGCGCTCTTGATTTCCCTAACGGAACAAGACATCTACGATTTGAGGATGAACCTAATGGATATTACGATGTAATCTCTGAAGGACAATTCTCATTTACCGAAAGTCTTAAAGAGGAACAAGCGAGTGGGACTATCTCATTCACTGTTCCTGATGGGCTTTGGCATTCGGATACTGGTATTGTTGTGTCTAGTGAAGGTCCACAAACCGAGTATGCGAAATTCACAAAAGATACCGAAGCAAAATGTATTTACGTAGATATTAACAACCCAGCTAACACTGAAGCTTATCCTATTATTACAATTAAGAATAAGACTAACATTGGTTGGATTGGTATCGTAAATCAAAATGGAGTAATGGAATTAGGGTCTACTCAGGCTACTGAAGAAGGTACTCCTCGTTATGTTGACGGTACAGGGTCTGAAATCCTTTTACAAATTAAGAAGGGTGATTTTGGCCCTAAAGGTTGGGGTATGTTAAAAGAAGGGCGTCATCAGTTTGGTGGTAGACCTATTCTTGGTATTGCTCCGACAGAAAAATCACAAATTGTAAATAGACTTGTTGTTAAAGAAATGGCTCATAAACACAATCCTTCATCAAGTTTTGGTGCTGCAGACTATATTACTAATGGTGTGCATTATCCTGGCGATGATGAAAAGGGTTTTGAAAACAAATGGGCTGAGGCTATCGGATATATTGATATCCCTGCAGACCGCGATGGTGTAAAAGGTGGTACCGATTTTCGTGTCGACTTTAATGCTAAGTTTCACGCCTTACAACTTGGACAAACTGGAGTTATTCGTGTTGGTGTAATCAGTGACCGTAACGAAGTCATTGCACAATACGAGATTGGTAAGACAGACCGTTCTGGTAATGTTATGACTGCAAACTTCCAGGTTGATGAACAAGGTAAAGAAAAATGGTATGAGATGCGTAAGTTCCATGCAAACAATGGTGAATACGAACCAGCTAACAAATCATTCAATACCAGGACTGGTGATGTTTGGTTTATGAAAGAAGGCTCTAAATTAACCTTTATGTTGGATGGACATTTGTATGGCTATACCAATGAAAAACTGAAGACAATGCGTTTTAGTAAGATTGTTATCCAAATGGGACACGTGTATGCGGTTCCTCAAGTCGAAGTAATGGCTCTTGAGTCTTTGAGTTTTACTAAACTTAACACTCACCGCTACGCTAACGTCGACAACAAATACAAACCAAATTCTATTGTTACAATTGACAACTGGAATGGTGAAGTATGGATATCTCCAGATGGTACTTCTGAAAAAGGTTTCATCTCACAATCCGAAGTCGTTAAAGGTTCTAATTGGGTCATTCTACCTAAGGGTAAATCTAAACTACAATTCAGTTTCTCTAACTGGATGAAGGGTGAGTTACCTGAAATAGAAATAGATTTCAACGAACAATATCTACAGTAAAGGAAAAAACAAAATGAGGATTACAATTCACAATAATAATCTGGAAGTTGTCGACCATCTTGATAACTCCATCCCAGGAAGTTTGAAGTTCTACAACGACACTCTAGAAATGTATTTGAAGGGTGATGCTGCTACTTTTGACTTCACTGTCGATAAATTTGTAAATGAAAGATTACAAGATAGATTACAACACTTGAAGGCTAACATGTTTATATCCTTTGTATTTGAGGATATGGACTTCCTTATGAGTGTTCGTAATATGACACAAAACGACTATTCAATGACATTCCAGTGCGAAAATGCATCTATGGAATTGCTCAATGAATATCCTAAAGATTTCAAACAAGATGAAAAGAAACCAATGTCTTATACCATCGAAGAATATCTTGATGAAGCAAACATTCGTGGACGCCAAACAAAAATTGCGATCCGTGAA